ACCGATCAACCAATCGGGTCTCAGGCAATAACGTATTTTACTTCTGTAGTAATGCCCGTTATTTGTTGGTATACAGGATTCCAACCTCCCTCTTTTTATATTATGGTAAGACCTTCGGGTCTTTTTTTGTGTCTAAGTATAAACTCGTAGGCATTAATATTTCTTTCAAATTGCCATAATATTAGTATGTTAAAAATAAATAGTAGCAGAATTAGGATCAAACCAATGTAACCAAACCCCTTATATCATAATCGTCAAATGGAGGAAGCTTATGCACCACAACATAGAATCTCGCAATCAGTTATCAGCTTGGAGTCATACAGTATCTGATTACATCCAAAAGGAAGAAATGTTACTGGATGAATATTACGAGTGTTTGATAGATTGTGATATCGGAAGACACGCGAGTGGTTGCAGGCGAATGTGTAAGGATATTTTAATTACCTAAACCTAAACGTATAGATAGAGGGGAAAAACACCCCTCTTTTTTATTGCTAAATACTATTATCACAATGGACTTACATTATGGATTATAATCCTTATTCTCCTGAGTGGCATCGAAAAAGGTATCTACAAGAAGCATTGTTCAAATACCTTGACGACTATGTTGCGAATGATATTATTATAAATGATATCAAAGATATTCTTCACAGTAGATCTGATGAAGCATATAAAGAGTATACAAAACTCAACCAACTCCAAGCCAAACTCAGCACTGATTAAAAAATGCTTTCAACCCAATACCGACTCCGATTGGAGTCTATCTGCAAACAGATCGTAGATGGTGAAAATGTCAAGCTAGAAGACATGATTTGGGCACAAAAACTAGCAAAAAGAAATACCACTGCTGCAACTTGGATGCGACAAGCACGACAGAAAGCAGCAAATCCCGAAATGAAAGAGGGAGGTACCGACGATTTTCTGAATAAGATGGGGTTAGGAGAACCCGACCCATCTGATTATAGAGAAGGGTTCAATAGTGCTGACGATATAGGTGAATGGTTTAATCGAGATAAACCTGACGATTGGAGACAACGAGACTAATGGCAAACTGGTATCAAGACCAACTAACAAACAGGAATTTTCTATCCCCTATAGGATTTTTATTCGTATTGAATAAAGCTAAGAGGGTATCTTTCTTGTGTCAAAAAGCAATGATACCCACGTTAGAACTAGGACAAGTTGATATTCCTACAGCAGGTTTTGTTCCTTTACCTAGAGAGGGTAATATACAATACGGTGCATTAAGTCTTGAATTTATAGTTGATGAAGATCTAAGAAACTATATGGAACTTCATAACTGGATGCGTGCATTAGGAACACCACAAGACGGATTAGAAAGAACTGATTGGAATGCAAGATTTGCAAACGCACCTTCCGAAGATGCAAGATTCTCTGATGGAACTCTACAAGTATTAAATAATAACAACTTAGCAAACTTTGACGTAGTATTCAAAGACTTATTTCCTATATCACTATCTACATTATCATTTGATTCTTCATCTGATGATAATGATTTTATGATTGCAGAAGCAACATTTAGATATATGTTGTACGAAATAAGAAATGTAAATACACAAACAAGAAGATGAAGAAGTTCAATCTATTTAAGTTTGAGCATACATGGGGTGGTAATGATAACTGGTATACTAAATCTAGAAGGTGGGCAAAGAAGCAACCCTTTCCTCTAAATCATTTAGTTACAGGTTTTATAGAATGGTTGCATATTCAGTGGAATGATGGTAAAATAATTATGGCTATGGACGACGTTGATCGTCAGGTAGATAAAATC